AATCCAAGACCTAAAGGCTTTTGAAAGAAACTTATTCCTTGTATTCCAAAGCGTCCTATTTTTCTAGCTATTAAAAATGTTATTGTCTTACGCTTCATAAACTTCCCACTTGCATCTCTTGGAGCTATTCCTTTTCTTACTACCCACTTGTCTAAAGCTTTACTTGGTGGCTGTGAATGTCCTTTAGAGTTTCTATATCCATAAGGTGATGCAATAACTTTTCCTTTATAATCTTTAAAGGTTCTTTTCTGTTGAGTACCTGAAACACCTTTATCTACATACTGACCATAACTAGACATAAAGAACTGCACTGTAAAACCTTCAGGAGTTGTTATAACTTCAAACTTGATAGATTCTTCTAATTTTGAACCACCTCCTTTTTTTCTTTGAAGTCCACCTTTAGCTCTATTGACTACTTGCTTTCCAAAGCTCTCTAAGTATCTTTCTATGTTTTCAGTCTTCATAAATCAAATGTTATCTTCCATCCTTTCCAACTTAACTGTATTGTAATATATCCAATTTTCCATTTCATTAATAACCTGCACCTTCAGATGTTACAGGAATATCGCAAGTGCTAAAGTCATTCTGAACTAAGACTCCAATATTAAATACAAACCCACAACAAAGATTGTCAAACCTTTCTGAGAATGGTTCTAATGTAAATTGGTCTTGGGTAAAGTATATCGGTACATTAATATCATTTACACCTGCTAATGACTGTTGCTCTGAATGTCTAAGCATACCTATGAAGTCTGTTGCTATTTGTAAAGTTTCATTGAGTACATCTTGCTCGTTACTTAAAGTCTTGTAAAGCTTTGGGAAGTTAGCTGATGCGTTGTTCAAAGTCCAATTTTCTTTTTCTGAAACCATATCCATTATAAAGATTTGGAAGTTATATGTAAGCTGACTTTCTCCAGTTGTTACGCTTGTAGGATTAATATGTAGTAATGGAAACTTCTGCATCTTCTCTAAGTTGATGTCAAAAATATCTCCTACAGATGTTGTACTTATTTGCTCGTGGTATTCCCCTAATCTAAGCAAGGTGTTTACTACGTTATTGTATGTCTTATTTTTAACCATTTCTTTTTACTTTATTTTGTGAGTTCAAATCTGTTTCATAACTAAGCCAAGTCAAACACTCTAACAGACTCAAGTTTGTAATACTTTCTAATTTACTAATGTCCTCTCCGCACAACCTGTGCATCACTCCAAACCATCCCCACTTACTTGCGAAGTCATTACTAGCTATTGCGTCTTCGTTTCCTTCAGCCGCTCCATCAAATATAATGGCAAAATCTCGCTGAATACCTTCCCTAAAGTGTAAAAAAAAACCAATGCACTTTGCACTTGTTCAGCTGACATCAGTTTCATTTCTTCAGCTCTCAGCCGTATATCTCCGTCATAAGGCTCAATTATATATATATCATTCTTCTTTAGTTTTATGGGTGCATACAATACAGCCATCAACTCAGGAAGGTTCTTATCTATTCCGTTCTTTATAAAGGTTTCAATATCGGCATACTGTCCAAGACTTATGGAATCCAAATCAGGCATAAATCCGTACTCAACACCATTAATCTCTATTATCCTTTTTAGCTTTGTATCTTGCTTTGCTTGAAGTTCTCCTATCTTACTCATTATAACTGCTACGTCTGATAAGGCTAGTTCCTTAATTAACTTCTTAGGAATGTCAGAGAGTGCTGCTATTGTTTCTGTAGCTTCTTCAGTCTTTGTACCTGTTTCAAAGTCAATCAGTTTAAGCCATAATTCAAGAGTAACATCTGACCAACTATTAATAAGTTTGAACGATTCTGTCTTGCCTTCTTTTTTAATCTTTACTTTCATACACTATATAATAGAAATTTATTGTTTTTAGTTTACTGCACATAGTACCTTCCAAAGTTACTATCTATCTCGTAAAACATTCTCATAGCTAAAGCATCAGCATAATCAGGAGAACGTCCTAGAATAGATTTAACAGTATCTTTAGGAATTATCTGTAATTTGTTATCTTTATCTGCGTCTTTAGTTCTGACTTGTTCTAGCTCCTCAGTTATGTAATTCTTAACATTAACGTCTGAACAACTTACACCTATCTGCCCTTTGTTTATTTGGTCTGCTAACTTGTAATAGCATTGAGTCTTTAGGTTCTGATAGTTCTCTCCTTTTATCGGTCTAGCATTATTTGTAAATCCTTGACAACGTAAGTAATCTTTAACACCACCACCTACTCCATCTTCATCTACTATAATATTCCTAAGATTTATTCCATTCTCTTGTTGTAGTTTCTTAATCTCGTCCACAACATCATTTACAGCTGATTTAAGGATAGTTCTAATATATTTAAGGTGTAAGCCTTCCCATAGCATTATGACTGTCTTATCGCTTCCAAATCGTGCTACATCACAACTGATATACTTTTCTCCTGTTATTCCTTTCTGACTGAACATTCCCATTATTGAGTTATAATCTATTAAACTATCAGCAGTTGCATCATACTCCCAATTTCCAAATAAAAGTCTTTGCTTACTTAATTCATCTAATTGAGATAGCTGTGTTTCATAATGCTTAGAGATGTAGTTGTTGTCAATCACTAAAGATTGGATGAACTTTCTGTATGGTTTTATTGTATTGTCTTGTGCAGGTCTGTAATACTCTGAGTACACCCAATTCTTTGCAGGATTACAAGTCATTAACATCTTAGGGATAAGTCCGTTCTCGTCTAGTTTGTACCTAAGTCTTGATGCTACTACGTTCTTAGCCTTCTCTGTTATCTGATTTGCTTCATCTATAAATGCACCTGTTATTTCAAGTGAACCTAATGAATCAAAGTTTCTGTCTGAAGGGTATAAGAATAAGTCTTTAAGTATTATCTCTGAACCATTGTAAAAGGTTATAACATTACTTGAGCCATTGAAGGTGTAGTCTTTTAAAGCTTTTAAGTTCCACTCGGTGCATACTTCAAAGAAAGTGTTTAGTGTAGTCTTCTTTAATGCGTCAAGCTTTGACCTTCCCATTAAGTACCTTGTCTTAGGATATGTAAGGCACATTGTAATTAAGTAACTACAACCTACCCAAGACTTACCACCACCTGCTGCTCCTCCGAATAATACTTCCTTTGTCTTGACATCAAATAGATACTTCAAACACTCCTTTTGCTTAGGTGTGAACTTGGGGTTAATCTCCAAGATTGATGTTGATTTTGATTCTTTCATCTCCAGATGTTAAGTCTATTTCTTGTTTCTCATTATAACCTCTCTTACGTCCTCTTGTTCTTAGGAAGAATGTAGTAGCTGTAGTGTTACCTTCCTTGATTTGTTTCTTTAGACTTGTTTCAGCAAAGTCAATAAACTTACTATCTATATTATCTACTGCAATCTTGTAATCTTCATCATCATTCATCCAAGCATAGTGTCTACTTCTTGTTATCTCTGCTTTCTCACAAGCTTCTGTTACTATACCTAATGAAGTTTCTAGTGCTGCTATGAGCTTCTTCTTACCTTCCTGTGTCCTCTTTTGTTCTGTTTCCATAATATATAATAGAAATTACTCGTATTCGTTTGGCAGCATTAGTCTTATGCCTAATTCAGTCATAGCCCATATTCTTATTTGGTCTGCATATATCTCAAAAGCTTTGCTATCCATTCTCGCAGTAGACTTGATTACTTGTATTCCTACATTCCTATCGTTTATCTCTATACTATTCCATTCACTTGAGAACTTAACCTTTAGTAAGTCGTGAATTTCGTCTGGGAAGTAACCTAGTTCGTTTGATAAGACTTGGACTATACAACTCCAATAATAGTTATTCTGCATATTGCTTCTTGTGTTTCTTTGTTTCTTAACGTCTACTAAATAGTCATTCCCTAATTCCTTTAAATAGTTTATCAGAGTTTGCTTATCTTTATCACACTTTATCACGAACTTCATTAGTCAAAGGATTCATTAACTCCTCTTGAACCTACTAGCTTTTCTTTTGCTCCTGCCCATAGCTTATCTCTGTTCTTGCTTAGACTTGGTTCTGTTCTTTGAAGTGTTGGCATACCTTCGGTTGGTATGCTATCCATATACTTACCGCATTCGCACTCAGCTTCTTTTGCTACCCAATCTCCATCTCTATATACTATTGTAACTTTAGCTAACTCCCTAGTCTTTCCGCATTCGCAAGTGTATAATGTCATCTCTTTAATTTATCTAATTCAAACTCTAAGTGGTTAATTGCTTTCTGTATGCACTCAATCGGAGAGTCGTGCTTGCGATTTGCTCTCATCAAATATGAGCAGGCAGTCCCAACATTATAAGATAAATCAAAGTCTTCTATAACTTTACGAGCTTCTATCTTATAACGCTTTCCTATGTAGTAACTTGGTATTCTATTATTTTTCATTTATTCTATCGTGTGCTAGTCCTCCTGTTCGTGTTTCTACTTTATCCATTTTCCAAAGCAACTTTTCTGTTTTCCTGTTCTTTATTCTTGTTTCTATTATACTCATAAGAATAACTACAAAGAAAAAGATTGCTGTTAAGATGCCTAGTATTGTAAATATTATCATTTGCTTAAAAGTTTTAGTAATTGACTAGATGTGTATATGCGGTCATCTCCATCATAGTTTTCATATATGCAGGTAAAGTTATCATCCTTCCAAGTCCACAACGCCCTTACATTCTTTTTGATATTATCTTTTAATATCCATTTAATTGTTTTGTATGTTCTTTCTAGCTCGGCCATATTACTATTATGTTTTTATTCATATCTATTGTTTTAGTTGTATTGGGGAGGTAACCACACCCCCCCTTTACTACTCAGGTCTGAAAAATTAAAAGCCTTTTAGGTCTTACCCTTTATTGATTAATTATTTCCTGAGTATTCTTTATATATCTTTTTTATTCCATCAAAGCAAGCTGCTATACAACTTCCACAATTAGTTCCTGTTGAGTAGTTCGTGTTATGTAACGTGTTGTATATCTCTATCATAGATTTTTTTGCTCTTTGGTCTTTAGCTCTACCTGTTTTTAAGTCAGGCCATAAAGCAATAATCTCTGCTATTATTTCTTCAGGTATATCTTCCCTTACTTCTACCTCTGTTGTCTTTTGCCAAAAACCCTTTGGACAAGATTGACTACTAATTGAGGACTTCACTTTCATAAAACATAGACAAATTTTGCATTGTCCTAATAGACTTGAATAGTAAACACATCCCTTACAGATAGACATTCTATCTTCATATATTTCTTTAGGTACGAAAAACTTATTCATTAAGCTTATATTTTAATTGTACTCTTACTTTGTCTATCGTTGTAAACAAACTGTTTCTACTTATACCTGTCTTCTTAGCTAGTGAGTCAAGTGTATTGTTCTCGTGGTAGTATAACTGAAAGACCTTAGTATCGTACCAAGAAAAACTCTCTAAGGCTTTATCTATCTTTTCTAGGCTAGTCCATTGATAGTCATCTGTTATTTCGTTAGGCAAGTTGTAAAGGTGTTTAGATGGTATTGTTTCCCCTGTTTCCATTTCGTTATAAGTAACTGCACTTGTTAAACTATCTATGTGTGTGTAATACTTCTTGTATTTATAATAGTAATTACTTCTAGGACTTGTTAAGGCTCGTCTTAATGCTACTGCTCCATAACGTGTAACTCCTAGTATTCCATCTTTGTCGTATATAGCTTTTAATGTTTCTTGATTCATACTTAGAAAGTAAAGCATAAGTTCCTGAACGGATTCATTAACCTCATTTTCGTCAGAGGTTAATCCGTAAGCCATAGTCCTGAACTTATCTGATAGCTTAGATATTTCTTCATATATTTTCTTCATTCAATTTTTTTCTATTCGCCTATATTAGTGAGCAGGGCTTTTCTCTTTGTTATTTAAATTATATATTTCGTTTGCTTTTTCTATTGCTCCAATTCTTGCGTGCGTTCTGGATTCATATTCGTTGAATAATGGAGAAT